CACATCCCCTCGCAACATCTGAACCATGATCTGTTCTCCTTCGTTTGAACTTATCTTTGGGAACCGAACTGGTTCCCTCTTAACATATTATCGATTGTTGTACTCATCATGACGTCAGAATTCTTTTCGGAATTACATAATCGAAAGTATTACAGGACAACAAACATCAAGGCAACCAGCTACTGTCACGGTTGTTGTTTCCTTGAATGCGGCGTTACGCCTCACAACCCAATTCAATCTCATAATTCCCAAATCTTTGTCTGCCTCAGTGTAGTTTATTCCAAGCATTGCGTTGACGTGCGCCAACTTCGTTTTGCGTCCACTGAAATGCTTTCGCCCCAATGTCGCCTGCTTCTCACCATAGGCCGCTGCATTAGATTGTGTCGCAGTCACAACCAAACAATGTGACTCCTGGCCAATGCGATGCAGTCGACTCCACGTTTCGTCTATTTGATCTAACGTCTCCCGAACACCAGAAGGCGGAGCCAAAATGTCGGCATAATCGAGTATGACTACATCGGCAAACCAACCATTGCGTCCAAATTCTGTAAGGACGGAATGAACACCCTCTGCTGAGATAGTTCTACTTGCTCGACAGAACAGTTGCAACATATCATCTCTACCTCGACACACCCTCCGAAGCGCCTTGTAAGCCATGCTGGCTGTTAGCTCCTCCTCAAATACCCTCTTTTCGTGTTTCACCCTCACTTTCTTCTCTTCATCAAACCTTATCCCAACCGGATACGATACAGTTCCCGGCCACCGAGGTCGCATTGTTGCTCGCCTACCAAGGCGCAATGCAACTTCATCCTGTTGCAAGTCTCCCAACTCGAAATAAGCCACGCGATTGCGGCCCTTGAGAGCACGGATGGCACACTCCTGCAACCAGAAGCTCTTCCCTGTCTTGTCCGGCCCCATGAAGGCCACCAAAGATTCCCGACTGAACGTGTCACCTAGAAAGTTCCCCAACGGACCAGGGAAATGAACAAGTGGGCGTGCATTGTCTGCATCCCACGCATGTTGAAAGAACAAGAAATCCGATACCGGCTGAAGCACCGACCCCATTCCCAATTCTGTCTCACTGGCACTGCTAAATCTAGTCAGAGCATCCTTTGGATTGTCCAACTCCAAGTCTTCATTGGCTGCATCAATCAGTTCCCGTACCTTCACCCGATCAAAACAGTGCTTAGCCATATCCAGCAGTTGTTCACTGTTGGGTGGCTTGCTTTGGGACCATTCGTCAGAGACAAACGACAAGAAGTGTTCAACACCCTTGACAGTTTCAATGTCCTGCTGCCCCTTCTTGACCCAATCCTCGAAAATCACTTGGAGTTGACCGTTCGGTGCATCACCATACTTCTGATAGAACCCAACACACCATCCACCTGCTAGATTCGCCCATGAAGTGTCAAACAACCCACCCCGTTTCCACTGGCTTGCAATCCTGGCACAGACTGTCCTGTCCGTGGCCATGCCGGCCAAGACTCGGCGCAATTCCTGTCCGTCGTAGCGAGTTGCCTTCAAAGTAAAACCTCACGTGGCTTGACAGCCCCGATAGGGAGGCCCAGATTCTTGAGTACCTTGTCTATGTCCTCTTGAAGCAAACGATAACACACCTCGTACCAATTTTCACCACTCTCTTCGCATTGCTTAACCAAAGCCCGATTTACCTTCCAGCAGAGACGATCGTGTTCAGTGAGTACGGGCTTTTCTTCAACTCCATTATCCTTGTTCCATCGTTGGACTGCCTCCTCGTAGCGTTTGAAGTTCCTAGCAAAGTCATCCCGTTTCCTCATCTTTGGTGTGAATTCGTCGCTGTAGTGCTTGTCCAACCATTGGATGACTGTCTTGATTCTTTCCTTGCTAATGGAACGATCAGTCAGAAGTGACGTAATCGATTTGGCCAAGGTGGTTGCTCTTATCTTTCTGGGTGGTTGAACAAGATCACTTTCGTTCTTGACAAGTATGTCCAGCAACTTCTGGCCTGCTGTTGACGTGAACTTACCATTCCCAAGAAGATCATTCGGGGGAGTGGGGACACTCAAGTGTCCCCCTGATAGGTCTTTAGACCTATCAGTGTCTTTCTTATGTTGTATTTCTATGTACGGTCTAAAGGAACTTGGGATCAGCTCTAAAGTTTCTTTAGATCCGGGCTTAAGAATCTTAAGCATCCTCAGTCTGTAGAATTTCCTAGCACGCCCCTTGTCTCCACTCTCAGTATTTGCTTCTAAGAATCCGTGTTTCACTGCTTCCTTGATTCCCTTGATAATTGATGGTTGAGACATTCCTATCCCACGATCCCATCTACTTCCATTCTTCCTCTTGCGACCATGTTCAAATTCATCCAGCGAAATACGTCTTGCTTCTTCAAACTCCTGCCAACCCCAAGTATGACGAAGGACGTACTCAACACATTTCATTTCAGCTAGTGACGTCATGTCATGCGTGATATCTGTCCACTCGTTTGGAAGGCTGAAGAAGTTGCTTTTTGGATAGCGAAACCCTTCAAATCCACTCATGGCTTACTCCGTTCAAAAGAAATGGGCCGCCCCAAGTTACATCCAGGGGGCGGCCCGCAAGAGTTGCACTATGAAGCGCAACGAAGATCCTATATTGTCCAACGAAGGCGTTCATAATGAACTCTTGTTTGGCGTCGGGATGTCTCGACGCTTTTCTGTTACACGCTCCCCTATTATACAGACTCCCCCAACTTCTCAAATAGGGGTTCCATTATTTTGTAGAATGTCAAGCTTGCGTTGCGGTGGCGCTGCTTTGATCCAGTGTTCCAACGACAGGGCCTTGCCCTTTTCCATCGGTTTGCTACAACCAAGCAACGTGACTGGCAGTCTGCTCCTCGTGTACTTCGCCCCCTTCGCTGCGTTGTGCTTGCAAACCCTCTCCTCCACGTCTAGAGCTACACCACAGTAGAGCGAACCATCACTGCAACGGACAATGTAGACATACCATTCTTTCATCTTGCTACTCCAAGTATTTCTGCACCTTTGTGAGTAGTATATATACTACTCACAAAAACTCCTCCCTCAGTCCCTCGATCTCCTTCGGGTCCGCCTCGGCAGCGTCCTTGCCCGACTCCAGTTCGACGGTGTGAGTTTCGCCAGGGAAGACTTGCAATTCACGTGCCAGTTTCCTCGCACGTTTCTGTGCATCAGGCTCTGCATCAAAGCAAATAGCCCGGACAGGATACTTGCTCATAGCCACGAGTTGACTTCTAGTGTAACTCAACCCCATGACAGCCACGGCCCCCGGTCCAATGGCCCACACGTCAATGGGCCCCTCACAGATTACAATGGCGTGCCTGGCGTAGTCGGCTCCGTAGAGCAGGTTCTTGGCTGGTATGGTTTCCTGGGTGCTCTTGGCATTGATGTACCGAGCAGCACTGCGATCACCAATCGTTCTGGCCGTCCAACTGACCACTTCATCGTTGTGTGTGATGGGAATCCACAGACACCATGACAGTTCGGAAGTTATCCCAAGGGCACAGACTCGCCACAGACGCACGATCTCATCAGGGTCAAATCCCCGCTGCCTGAGATACCTTCGGTGGGGTGGTTGCAGTTCTTGGATTCCTCTCGGGAGCTTCAACCTACCGCGAACTGTTCTGGTCTTGGGGGCTACTCGCTGCCAATGAGTTTGCCCCAACAATTCATGGACGACGTGGTAGGACTGCTGGGAGATCTCCATCAGGACGTCGGTCAGGTGCAATCGACCACACTGCCAGCAGTTGCAGTAGCCATGAGCCAGATTGATTCCCAGACGGAAGTGATTGCTTCGTGGGGAACAGTTCGGGCAGTCGATTTGGATCCAGCCGACACGGGTGTGCTCGTGTTCACCCACCATCTTGAATGGGACGTGCAACTCAGTGAGAATGGCTGAGAGGTCCATGGCATCCTTTCGGCCTCCCGACTGCTACTGCATCGCCTTAAGCAGTCGCAGAATTCGTTCCGTCTTGGCTACCCCGATCTTGGCAATAGCCAGAATGTCCTTCTCGTTCAGTACTTTGTTGTCCGCTGTCTCGGTCGGGTCCTTGCCCAACTTCTTTTTCGCTCCCTTCATGGCTCCCTGAACCTGAAGTGTGGTCAGTCCTAACTCCTTGGAGCAGGACAGAACACTTGCGTCTGGGCACATGCAAAGGTAGTCCGCGACGCGATCAACTATGGACTGCTTCTCGAATTTGGCTCTTCGCTTCAAGGCTGAGCTCCTTTCTGAGTAGGCGAACGTTCATCCTCACAGCCTTGGCCAGCTTGAAGAACGTACGCAGTTGTGGGAACCGTGTCACGCGGTTTCCGAGATTGTAAACTGTGGATTCCGCCAGACCAGCCTTGTGGGCCAGCCCAGTCCACGTCAGCCCTTCCATGTAGGCTGCTTCGAAGATCTCATCCGTGATGCGAACCAGGAACCGTTCGTAATCATTCATCGTTCTCTCCTATGTTTATATGATCTGCTCTACACCATTCTCCATCTCAAGAGGTCCGGTCACCAAGTGACAACCATCAGGAATGATGGGCTCGTCACCTTCCTCTCGTGCATCCTTATCGAGCACCCGAAGTATGCCCTCTGCTGATAGGGCATCGAGAGAGTGGACTATCCAGATGTGGATGATCTTCGCTTTCGAATTGACTACGTGGACTTCGAATAAGTGTTCCATTTTCTACTCCTTTGAAAGGTGGTCGCCCGCTCAACCTCAACGCTCAATGGGGACGCAAGCGAAGGGAGCGGACGACCGAACTATGTTGTTTTCGTCCCTACTAATTATCACGTTTGAGGGTCAACCCTCTTAGAAGTTCGTCAAGGATGTTCAGGTCGCCCTTCATTTTTCCCCCATCCAGTGTCTTGCTCAGCACCTGCTGCTTCTGTTGTAGCAAGGCGCACAGTTTCTCTTCGATAGTGCCGTGGGCAACCAGGTAGTTTATCCACACAGTTTCAGTGGTTCCAATGCGATGGCACCGGTCCTCAGCTTGTGTCATCGATCCTGGCGTCCAGCCCAACTCCGTGAAGGCAATCGTGTGGGAGGCTGTCAATGTTATACCGACACCAGCAGCTTTGATGTTACCAATCAACAGGCGACTGCTGCCATGCTGAAACTCCTTGATTGTCTCCTGTCGTTTCCGTCCTGTCACGGAGCCATCAATCACAACGGATTTGGTTTTGCATTGTTCGTGCAAGGCCTGGACAATCTTTCGATGAACGGCAAACAGAACCAGCTTCTCGTCAGTGTTGGCTAGCCAGTTGTTGACCCACTCGATTACGAAGGGCAGTTTCAATTCCGCCGTCAGACGAAGCAAGTAGCCAACCTTCACGACGGCTTCTGCTCTGGCAGCTCCCAGCGCCTTCGTTGGATCGAGACGATAGAGCCAAGCCATGAAGTCCTCGTTAGCTCCATAATACTCGCTGGGATTGCTGAGTGGTATTGGTATAATAGACCGGACCTTCTCCGGCAGGTCATGCAAGACGTCCACCTTGCGACGGCGGACCATGACGGTGGATGTTAGAAGCTCGTGGAGTTTATCTAAATTGCTGGCCCCTTTGTAATCCCATCCCCACGGTGTATACTTCGGTGCACAGAACTGTTGAGCAAACGACCATCGACTGCTAAACTCGTCGGGGCGCAGGATGTGCAACACTGGGAACAGTTCAATGGGACGGTTCAACAGTGGTGTCCCCGACAGAGCCAACACTCGTCGATTTCCCTTGCACAGTTCTCTCGCCGCTTTGGTGCGCTTAGATCCATTGTTTGCCAAGTATTGTGACTCATCAATTACGATCAATTTCGGTTTCATCTTACGCAGCCATGGCAGCCAGTGTCGCAGGATATCGTAGTTGATAATCAGTATCGGTGGCCGCATGAACTGCTTAGGAGGGCGCTGTCCGTCTGCAATCGAAGCTCTCTTGCCCAGAAACCTCAGTATCTCGTGTTGCCACACGAACTTGACAGAGGCAGGACACACGATGACACAAGGAAACGATTTCGGATGCCTCCGAACGTACTCTAGCGCCATGACTGTCTTGCCTGTTCCCATATCGGACGCCAACAAGGCTCGACCACCGAACCAATCCAGTTCGTTACAGCATTCGATTTGGAAGGGAATCAACTCCAAAGAATAATCTCTCCTAGCGTGTCGTTGCCTACAACAACGCCTGCTGCCTTCCTTGATAGGGATAGTGGGGAAGACGTGGAAAGTAAAGGAACGTAGCCACGGCTATGCCTTGCTAGCCACAAGCCCCTTCTGTATTAGTTCGCCGTACTGCACGTCTCCACAACGGAGTGCCCCACACACGACCTGCCGTTCTGTATCGGTAAGCAAGTCCTTCCATGCCGCTGTTCCAGCAAAGATTCGAGTTGCAGCCGACAACTCACCATCACACAGTATTGAAAGGCCCGCCGTGATACCCCTGCGAGTACGAATACTACCACC